ATATAGAGTTTAGTCAAGAAATGATGAAAGAGCTACACGAAAAAGGTGAGCTTGAAATGACAACTGATGAAATGGGTGAGCCAATAGTAATCAAGTTTATGTATGATGCTAAAAAAACTGATGAGCCTATGAATGTAAGCCCAACAGTTAAGAAGGGATTAGAAGGCAAAGTAGAAAAGCACAATGAAGATGTAAAAGACTTGAAGGTTGATTGGAACCCAAAAGTAACTTATAAGAAGTTGGAAAAAGTATTTGACAGGGGCATCGGTGCCTACAGAACAAATAGGCAATCGGTTAGACCCAATGTAAAATCTGAAGAGCAGTGGGCGTATGCTCGTGTAAACTCTTTTCTTTTTGTAATGCGTAAAGGTCGTTTTCAAGGTGGAACTCACGATACTGATTTGCTTCCTGAAAAACATCCAATGAAAAAGTCTATGAAAGAAACAGATAATGCAAGAAGAAACCCTAATTGTCCTGATGGATATGAACATCAAATGCCTGATGGTTCTTGGATGTGTGGAAAAAGACACGGAGGTGGTGGTTACAAAAGTGAAGTAGATGAGAAAGAACTTCTCAATTTTCTTAATATAATGAAAGATGAATTAGTAACAGAAATAAAAATAATTAAAAAAGATAAATAATGGCTTCAACAATACAATCAGCTACACTTACAGTCACTATTTCAGAAACAATAACACTTGGTGGTACGCAGTATGGTGGAACAAGGGTTCTTGAAATAGCAAACATAAACGAGGCTTACAAAAGAATTGTTAAGTGTGCAAACAGTCAAACAACCACAATAGCTACATTTAATGGTAATGCTTTTGCTGCAGACAACGCTATAGATACAGAAGATGCTAAATATATAAGGGTTACCAATCTAGATGATACTAACTCTGTAGAACTAGCTATAGTTGGTGCTGCAACTTTGTATCAGGTTAGATTAAATGCAGGTGAGACGCACATTTTAGGCGCACCTGATGACCTAATGTTAGCAGAGGCAGACACTAGCCCATCTTTCGGAACAATGGCTGATATAGCTAGTATTAAGGTAAATCCTGCATCAAATGATGTAGATGTAGAAATTTTAGTAGCTTCAATATAATATGGCAAGTAATTTACATAGCACTTTAGAAGATAGTCAGTTACATAACCCTAAAGGTTTTGCTGCTGCAGGAAACAACACATATCTCACAAAAAACTCAAGTGGAACTTTAATTTGGTCAAGTAATAAAACTAGACACTATGTTTCTACAGGTGGATATCACAATGGTAGCGGTAGCGCAGGAACTTGTTATGGAAAACAGTTTTCTGCTGATTACCATAACTTCAACACAGAGGTTGACCCTTTAGACGCTACAAACAACAGTGTGAATGTTGGAATGAAGTGGGCGCATATGCACTCAGAATTTGTTTGTTGCCACTCAGGAACAGTTGCAAAATGGGTTTGTATGCACGGTGGTACAGCAAGTGCTGATTGGGACTTAGAGCTATATAAGCTTTCTGTAACAACTAATACAGGTGCTAATGTTAACTTAACAAAAATAGGAGAAACATTAAATCTAACAAATCACGCTAGTGGTAGTAAGTTTGTTACAAAGGTTGAGATGGGTCTTTCAGGAACATTAACATTTACAGAGGGAGATGTTCTTATACAGGTTCTTAAAAAACAAACAGCAGGAACTAAAAGTATTTGGTGGAACGGTTCTTTAGAATTAACTTTTGATTATTAAGATATGAAAACTTTACTTACTCAAAACGCAGATGTATTAGGATTAAATAGTGTAACTCTTTTCATATCTCTTACGGAGGTTGAGCAGATTTTACAAATTTTATTGTTATGTATATCTATCATATATACCACACAAAGATTTATAGACTATAAGAATGGCAAGAAAGGTAGTAAGTAGTTACTCAGAAAAGTCTAAAGTAAAGCGAAGAAAGCACTCTAAAAACGCTTCTAAAGGACAAAAGGGCTACAAAAAGAAATATAGAGGTCAAGGTAGATGATTCAAAAAGATTTGACATTATCTGTAGGTAACATTATTTGGATTGTAGGTATTATATTTACAATGGGTATAGCTTACAGTCAAATAGCACAACTTGATGAAGATATTATTGTTCTTGAAAAACGACTTGAAAAAAAGATTAAAATAATTAACGAGTGTGAAGACAGAATAGTAGAATTAGAAAAAGAATTAGCAACAATAAAAAACTGTAGAGATGATTAAAAAAATAAAAGCATTAGCTTGTATGTTTATATACTTTGTTACATTTAAAAAATATTGTTTAGGAACTTGTAAATACTGCAAATTATAATGGAGCAGGTTTTGCAACTTATAGAAGGTTATGGTCTTCCTTTAGTTTTATTATTGGGAGCCCTATATGCTTTATACCGTTTTCTAGTTTTTTCGCTTTATGAGGTTAAAAATCAATTTTCGCGTCATCACGAAAGAGCTGCAGATAATATAGAAGAAATGAAAAAAAAGATAGATATTATCTTAGAGTTTATTAAGAAAAACAGCTAGTATGAATTTAGTTGTATTAAGAATTAGTAGTGAGTCAGATTGCACAAATGGACTTCTATTTGAAAAAACCGAAAGCTTTGGACTTCGGTTTTTATGTTATACACTAGAAGATGAATATAGAGCACTAAAAGTAAAAGGAGAAACAAGAATACCAAAAGGTATATATAATATAGAATATAGAAAAGAGGGTGGATTTCATAATAAATACAGTAAGCGTTTTCCCAATATTCATAAGGGAATGTTGCAAGTTATGGATGTGCCTAACTTTGATTACATTTTGCTTCATTGTGGTAATACTGATGAACATACTGCAGGTTGTTTGCTATTGGGCGACTCTCAAGAAAACAACATAATCATAAAAGATGGTTTTATTGGTAAATCTACAAATGCTTACAAAAGAATTTACAAGCTTGTAAGCGATAGAATGGAAAAGGGAGAAATTGTTACTATAGAATATATAGATTTTGATAAACAATTTTAAGGGTATATAAAGGGTTTGTAAACCCTATATAATAAAGATAAAGATAAATATAAAGATATGAGTATTTTAGGTAAGATATTTAATAGTGGTGCTAAAGATTTAGTTGATAGTGTAGGTAATGCAATAGATAAAATACACACATCAGCAGAAGAAAAAGAACTTGTAAAAGCAGAGGTAAAAAAGATGCTTCTTAATTATGAACAAAACATACAACAAGAGGTAACAAAGAGGTGGGAGGCAGATATGAATGGTAATTGGCTTACAAAATCTATTAGACCGCTTACACTAGCTTTTCTAATGATTGTTCTTACAGTATTTACATTGGTTGATTTTGGATATGTAAACATAAGCATATCAGATTCTTGGATTGACCTTTGGCAAATTTTAGCTATAACCTGCTTTGGTGCATACTTTGGAGGAAGGTCTTTTGAAAAAATAAAAAAATAACTCACGATTTTTCTATTATAGTAAAAAAAGTATTATTATATTTGCTTTAGCAAATGACTCAATCGAGTTATAATTGTTTGGGGTTAACAAAAAAACGAGATTTCTGTTGGATGTCTCGTTTTTTATTTTATATTGCCACAACCAATAAATAAATTTAATGAAAAAGATTTATGGTAAAAGAATAAGGCTTACACCACAAGAGGTTGAAATGGTAGAAAACCACAGAAACACTAAAAATGTGGGAATAATAGGAGACACACACGAGCCTTTCTGTCACCCCAATTACAGAGATTTTTGTTACGAAATATTTAATAGATTTGGTGTATCACAGATAGTTCACATAGGTGATGAAGTTGACAACTCTGCCTTATCATATCACGAAAAGATGGCTGAGATGCCCAACGCAGAGAGTGAAGCAGAGAAGGCTCAAGCATCTATGGAAAAGTGGTATGCTACATTTCCTGATGTAAAGGTGTGTGTAGGCAATCATTCTGCTTTACCTTTTCGTCAAGCTACCACAGCAGGAATACCTAAAAGATTTATGAAGTCATATGAAGAAATATGGAACGCACCTAAAGGTTGGAAGTGGCAGTTACAATGGCAAATAGATAATGTATTATATGAACACGGAACAGGTAGTAGTGGTGCAAGGGCTGCAGTAAACAGAGCAACAGCTAACAGGCAATCTACAGTCATAGGGCATTGTCATTCTTTCGGTGGAGTAAATTATATGGCATCTCGTAATGATTTAATATTTGGAATGAATGTTGGGTGTGGTATTGATGTAGACGCTATGGCTTTTTCTTACGGTAAAAACTTTCCAAAGAAGCCAACACTTGGTTGTGGAGTCGTTCTTGACGAGGGTAAAACAGCACTATTTATACCTATGGACTTAGGTAGTAAAATAGTTCATATCTAAAAATAAATAAAAAAACATTAAAAAAGTTTGGTGGTTTGTAATTTTGTTGTATATTTGCAACATATTAACCCACTAAAACATTTTATATGTTAAAACAATTATTTGAAAAAGACCTGCCAAACTACTACGAGCAGGTATCTAAAAAAGAAGTCTATGTCTATATGTCTAATGTAGAACAAGTAATACAAGAGGCAAGAGACAGAATAAAACAACTACAAACAGAAGCTCACAACGAGCAAAGATATGATGAGTCACACGCATATCACAGAGCGTGGATAGAATTATCATTCACATCTGCAGAGATTTTATCAAAACAACTAACATCAGAAATAAAAAAATAGTTATGTCAGACATCAAAAAAGAAACTAGGAAAGAAGCACTAAGAAGATTATTTGAAGCAAATGGTCTTGTGCAAGAAGATGTGTATAAAGACAAGCGTGGATTTGTTATTATCACAAGAACAGGTATTGATAAGATTGTTAGCAATCGTGGCATCAACCTAACCTATGAGCCAATAGTTATGGAGAAAGATTGGGTGGTGTTACGATGTATAGCAGAGATGGTAAAAGGAAAAGACATAGGAACTACAAGAGTAGAAAGCTTTGGTGAGTGTTCTCAAGAAAACACTATGGGACTAGCAGGTAAATACCCTGTTGCTATGGCTGAAAAGAGGGCAAAGTCTAGAGCAGTTCTAATGATGACAGGCTTCTATGAACAAGGAATATATGGTCAGGACGAAATGATGGATAGTTAATGGATTGGATTGATGATTTATTAGACGACAGGTGTGAGTTGTATCAGATTGCTACAATAGAAAGCTTGATGAAAACCTCATCTGTCGCTAGTGAATACAATAATGTTGAACTTGACAAGCTTACATTATTGGAAGCAGAGGAGATTATATCTCATTTGTATGAAAACAACATCCCTACAGACCCTAGAGAACAATTTAAAAAAATGTTTGCATATGGCAATTAGAAAACACGCTATGACAAAAGAAGGTGCAATAGTTTGCATTGTTAGAGAGCAAGTAAGACAGCTTGAAGATAAGCGTATTGAAAGCATAAGAAAAACATTTATAGATTTATATATGCAACTAGAAAACAGCCAAGTAGAGGAGCTGTATAAAAAAACCTTTGATGTTGAATTAGAAATAATTAAAATTAAAAAAGATGGCAAGTAAGGCTAGAAACAATTTTGAGGTTTACATTAGAACTCTTGGAATTACAAAGAAAAGGTTTGGTGAAATTACAGAAACAAAAGGAACAACTGTGGACAAGTATTTAGCAAACCCATCTCTACTACGAGTTAAACACCTACAATGTTTAGCAAAAGCAGACGAGATAGATTGTTCAGAAAATGAATTATTAAATTATTTAATCAAGTAAAATGCAGTTAGAAGGAAAGTTAGAAGCCAAGTATGATACCAAAGAGTTTTCAAGTGGTTTTAGAAAAAGAGAGTTTGTAATAAACACAGGTGGTGATTATCCACAAACAATCAAGCTAGAGGCACACAAAGATAATATCAAAAAGCTAGATAGTATTAGTGTTGGAGATTTTATCGTATGTTCAATAAACATAAATGGAAGGCTTTGGGAAGGAACATATTACAACAATATCGTTGCTTGGAAGATAGGCACAGATGTAAAGCCTAGTCAGGTGGAGGCTGTTGAAGATGAGGGTTTGCCATTCTAATTAAAACATTTGACTGTGAGGTTATAAAAAAAACTAAAATATGGAATCGCAAAAAGTAAGCTATTGCTGTAGAGCAGCGGTAAGAAAAGAAGAATTTACAATATTAGGAAAGTTTTATTATAAATGCTCAAGGTGTTACAAATTTTGTGGAATTTTTGAAAAAGGAAAAAAGTATGTTAAACGAATTAGCAAAGCTAAAACAAATTATATCAATACAACTGAACATAGATAGAAGCTGTATAGATAAAAAATCAAGAGAAAAAGAATATGTAAGAGCAAGAATAATATATTCTAACATTTTAATGAAAGAGCTACAAATACCCATTGGCAAGATGAGTCAGTATCTAAAAAAAGACAGGTCTAGTTTTTATCATTATCAGAAGCAACACGACACAGCTTATGACTTACCTAGATTTTATCAAGATTACATTGATGATTACGAAAGAGTCAAGGATATGTTTCTTGGAGAACAAGATGTGATGCTTAAGCGTTGGGAATTGGAGTTTGAAAAACTAAGTAAAGCAAGAGCAGAGATAAATTATAGACTTGATAAATTAGAAAAAGAGATGTCTGATGTGCAATAATGTGTAAAAAATTTATTATCTTTGTAAAATTATTAACCCCAAATAAATATTTATGGCAAAAAGAATGACCGACACGGACAAGTGGAAGAAAAGATTTGTTCGTGACTTATCACCTCAACACAAGTTGCTTTGGTTTTATATCCTAGATGATTGTAACCACGCAGGAATATGGGAGGTAGATATTGAGGTAGCATCAATAAGAGTAGGTTATGAGCTTATTTACGATATGCTTCCTGAATCTTTTCTAGACAAGATTGTTATATTTGACAATGGAGATAAGTGGTTTATTCCTGACTTCATTGACTTTCAATATGGCGAACTCAATCCAAACTCTAATGTTCACAAATCAGTCATATCATTACTACAAAGATATAATCTTGAAGGGTATGTGAAGGGTTTACAAACCCTACCTAATACCGAACAAGATAAAGATATAGTTATAGTTAAAGATAAAGTTAAAGCAAAAGCTAAAAGGTTTGTTAAGCCAAGCTTGAGTGATTTGGAGGATTACTGCATAGAAAGAAACAACAAAGTTGATGTAGTAAAGTTTTTTAACTATTATGAAAGTAATGGTTGGAAGGTTGGAAAAAACCCTATGAAAGATTGGAGAGCAGCTATCAGAACTTGGGAGAAGAACTCTACAGAACAATCAAAGAGCAAGGTAGAGCAATCCCTTAATACTTGGCAGGAGGCAAGGCATATGATAAACAATGGATAAGAGAAAACAGATATGGTATAGGTTTAGTAACCACATAGAGCAGTTGAATTTAGATTGTGTTGATTTATTGAGCAAATGCTATATGATGCTAGGACAAAGACCTGACACACAGCAAGTGGTAATGATGGCAAAGTTTCTTGTAGATGACTTATCTAGACACTATGGCTCAATGGATATGGATGAGGTTGCTTTTGCTTTTGAGCAAGGAATAAGGAACTCAGAACACGGTGGCTTTGTAAATGTTCGTAATTGGAATATTTGGCTAAAAGAACACAAGTCTAAATCACAACTGCAAAGACAACAAAAGTTAGTAACTGATTATCAAAAGCATCAAAAAAATCAAAAGCTTATAGATGCTACGATAAGTAAAGCAAAAAAAATAGATGACACAAAAAGATAAAGTATTAAGACACCTAGAGAATTATGGAACTATAACTCCTTTAGATGCCTTTAGAGATTATGCAATAATGAGATTGAGTTCAATCATATTCATTCTTAGAGACGAAGGATATAATATCAAGTCAGATACAGAGAAAAGCATAAACAGGTTTGGTGAGCCTTGTAAATACGCTAGATACACACTACAAAAACAATACGAGCAAGTAAAATTATTTTAATAAATATCAAAATAAGTTTGGTAAATTAAAATATATTTCGTATCTTTGTACTATTATTAACCCCAAAACAATATTATATGACAAACAAACCATTATGGCAAGAAAGAATTTATATCAATACTCTTGCAGACACGCTTTCAATTCAAACCACATCAGGCAAAGAAGACAATATGATTGCTTACATCAAGCAGTTTGTTGCAGATTATGTTCCTGATGCAAAGGTAAAAGTAAAAAACAGAAATGTATATGTAACCAAGGGACAGGCAGACTACTATCCTTGCGTTGTTGCACACACAGACACGGTTCACGATATGTATAAGGACTTCGGTGTTTACAACAGAGATGGCGTATTGTTTGCTTTCAGTAATGATGTAGAGGAGCAAGTAGGTATTGGTGGCGATGACAAGGTGGGTGTATGGATTGGATTACAAATGCTTCGTGACAAAGACATACTCAAGTGCGCTTTCTTTCACAGCGAGGAGGTAGGTTGTGTAGGTAGCTCTGCTGCAGATATGTCTTTCTTCAAAGATGTTGGCTATTGCTTTCAATCAGACCGTAGAGGTAGCCACGACTTTATCAGAAATATATATGGTGTAGAGTTGTTCAGCGAAGACTTCTCTCTAGCTATATCACAGACACTAAGCAACCACAACTACAAAGAAACAGATGGCGCATTGACAGATGTTTACCAACTCAAACTCAACGGACTAGAGGTATGTGTTGCTAATATGTCTAGTGGTTACTATGCGCCACACAGCGACAAAGAGGTTGTTGATGTTGCAGATGCTATCAACTGCTTTGACCTTATATCAAACCTTATTGATGTTCTAGGCTGTAATCTGTATCATCACAAGCCAAAGAAAAAAGAAATATCTTTCAAGAAGCGTAAAAATAAAAACCCATATAGTTGGGAGTATGACTTTGATTATGAGCCAAGCTATTGGTATGATAAGGTTGATGAGCTAGACTCTTGGAACTCATCTTTCAGCACCACTAAAAAAAAAGAAAAAGAAGAAGACATTGGTGATTTAAGAGTCATAGGTAGTTGTGAGTATTGTTTAGACGAGGTCTATGGCTCTAACGATATGGGGGATGACTATGGGTATTGTAATGGATGTGACTGCCTTATAGGGAAGGATATGATAGAACCTTACCACTAATGGAAACTATCCTTTTAATTTTCTTGACACTTATAACTTTATATCTTATATTTCAGCACAGATGTATGAACAGAGAGATTGAAGACCTACAGCTTCAGGTAGAGGGGTTGAGGTCTGACTCTGTAAATTACGCAGAAAGAATAAGAAATCTTGAAAGCAAAAGATATAAAGATAAGACCAAGCGAGGAGAATATACAGATAAGTATAGTAGATTATTTAAAGCTACAATATCCAAATGTATTGTTTACTGCAACAATGGGTGGTCAGTTTCAAAGACACTACTCACAAAGGTTAAAGGCAAAGCGAACAGGATATTTAAAAGGGGTAAGCGATTTACTTATATTCGAACCGAGAGGTTCTTACTGTGGATTGTTTATAGAATTAAAACGAGACAAGAAGTGTTATCCAACTGCAGAGCAAAAGCAGTTTATATTAAAAGCTTCGGACAGGGGGTACTACGCAACCTGCGCAAAAGGTTTTGAACAATGTAAAGAATTGATTGACAAATACTTAAACGAAGAACTATGAGTAAAAGCAAATATTACTACGACTACACACGCAACTGCACTTGTGGGGGGGCTTGTATATGTAGGATGATTGAAAAAGAAACCGTTGACAACCCTGATGTTCCTGATTACTATAGAGGTAAGAATGGATATATGGCTAAAGATGTAGTAGCTAACTTTAATTTATCTTACAACTGTGGAACTGCAACTACCTACATTTTGCGAAGCAAGAACAAGCATAATGATGGGGGGATAGAGGACTTGAAGAAAGCCATTGCACATTTAAAGTTTGAACTAGAAATATTAGAAAATGAGTGTTAATCCGTTTGAAAGAAAAGATAGAAGGGGAGGGGGGTATGCTAAAAGAAAGTTTACTCTACAAGAAGCAGAAGAAATAAGAGAAGAATATCAAGGGGGGGGTATCTCCCAAAATCAACTCGCAAGAAAGTACAATGTTTCTCAGCCCATAATAAATATGCTTCTAAAAAAAAAGACATACATCAAGTAAATAACATTGTTGTTTTTTGGTGTTAAATAATTTGCACAGTATAAAATTATTTTGTATCTTTGTAAAAGATTTACAGGGGCATCCTGCAGGAGCATACAAGGGGTATGGCAGGGGAGCAGAAGGGGGGGGTGCCTTGTAATAAATTACCCAAATAAAGTTAACCTTAAAACAAAAAAAAATTATGAGTAGAGCAGGAAGTGACATAGGATATTGCGACAGCGATTACAGAAAGAACAGTACAGTAGATTATTTGCCAAGCGAAGAAGATG